ATTTAGTGGTTGGTCAGGCACATCGGGATACTCAGGTTTCTCAGGAACTTCTGGTGTATCTGGTTGGTCTGGCACTTCTGGTGTCAGTGGATGGTCTGGCACTTCCGGTTACTCAGGATTTAGTGGTTGGTCAGGCACATCGGGATACTCAGGTTTCTCAGGAACTTCTGGTGTATCTGGTTGGTCTGGCACTTCTGGTGTCAGTGGATGGTCTGGTACTTCAGGTAAGTCAGGCTACTCAGGCATCAGCGGATATTCTGGCTTCTCTGGCTATTCAGGCGATTCAGGTGTATCTGGTTGGTCAGGCACTTCGGGTGTCAGTGGCTGGTCAGGAACGTCAGGCAAATCAGGCTACTCCGGCATCAGCGGATATTCTGGCTTCTCTGGCTACTCAGGAATCAGTGGATACTCAGGATTCAGTGGAACATCTGGCATCTCTGGCTACTCAGGATTCAGTGGAACATCTGGCATCTCTGGCTACTCGGGATTCAGTGGCTGGTCTGGTACATCCGGCTACTCAGGGTTCAGTGGAACATCTGGCATCTCTGGCTACTCGGGATTCAGTGGCTGGTCTGGAACATCAGGTATTAGTGGTTACTCAGGATTCAGTGGCTGGTCTGGTACATCCGGCTACTCAGGGTTCAGTGGAACATCTGGCATCTCTGGCTACTCGGGATTCAGTGGCTGGTCCGGTACATCTGGATACTCAGGTTTCTCGGGTACATCTGGTGTCTCTGGCTGGTCTGGAACATCTGGCATCTCTGGATACTCAGGCTTCTCAGGAACATCAGGCATTAGTGGATACTCAGGATTCAGTGGAACATCCGGTACTAGTGGCATCTCTGGATACTCAGGCTTCTCAGGAACCAGTGGTATCTCCGGATACTCGGGCTTCTCAGGAACCAGCGGTGTCTCTGGTTGGTCAGGCACATCTGGTGTCAGTGGATGGTCAGGCACTTCAGGTACATCGGGATACTCAGGATTCTCAGGAACTTCTGGCATCTCTGGTTACTCGGGCTTCTCTGGAACTTCTGGTATCTCTGGATACTCAGGCATCAGTGGTTGGTCTGGCACATCGGGATACTCAGGGTTCAGTGGTTGGTCTGGCACATCAGGATACTCAGGGATTAGTGGATGGTCTGGTACATCTGGTACATCGGGATACTCAGGATTCTCAGGAACTTCTGGCATCTCTGGTTACTCGGGCTTCTCTGGAACTTCTGGTATCTCTGGATACTCAGGCATCAGTGGATGGTCTGGTATATCTGGCTACTCAGGCATCAGTGGATGGTCTGGTATATCTGGCTACTCAGGCATCAGTGGATGGTCTGGAACATCTGGTGTCCCGGGTCCGGCAACTGCCATCAATGCCACATCAGTTGTAACTGGAACATTCTACATCGTTGGTGTTGCAGCAACTGGCTCTAATCAGACGCCAAGTGCAGCAACAGGTGCGTCGATTACTAACACCATTAGTTTCAATGCTCTTGATGGAACGGTCAATGCGGTGATATTCAACACAACGTCGGATATCACACAGAAATCTAACATCGTTAATATTGTCAACGCGGTGGATACGGTGACTAAACTACGCGGTGCTGAGTTTGATTTGACAAAGTATGGAACTAAATCGTCTGGTGTCATCGCTCAAGAGTTAGAAAAGATCATTCCGCATCTGGTGTCAACTGACATAAATGGTTTGAAGAGTGTGAACTACGCCGGTCTTGCAGGCTACTTCATCGAAGCCATCAAGGAACTTGGCGCGCAAGTAAAAACTCTACGAGACAAATAATATGACAATATTTTTAGATCACTTTCTATCTTCAGTTGGGATGGCAGGTGCCAAAGGCGATAAGGGTGATGCTGGAGCCAGAGGACCTTCGGGAGGTGGGGGAGGTGGTCTTACTCCTACTGTGATCAAAATATCGGCGTTTACGGCAGCGGCAAATGATCTTGTTCGAATTGACTCAACAGCCGGTGCGTTCACCGTTACCCTTCCTGCTGGTGCAGACGGTGATTGCATTTCGATATTGGATGTGGCATGTAAGTGTGCCATAAATAATGTGCTTGTTGCTGCATCAGGATCAGATACCGTTTCAGGTGACCCTACTGGATTGAATATCAACATCGGTGACGCATACGTGCCGCCTACATTTCAGGGACACCCGCGATAGTGGCAGCAGGCAAGAACTTCCGCACTGGTGAATCCGAGGCTTTTGCCTCCGGCTCGTACGACTACTGGTCGGCGTCGGAGTACTCCACGACGTACTCGTGGTACCAGTACTGGAACTCGGGCTATCCCGGCTGCCAGACCCTCAACTCTAAGACGCTTGTCAGCCATGTACGGGCTGTCAGGCGATCAATCATCTAAGGACATCCCATGAAATACCTCAAATTCACCTACGTCGATGCCCAGACCGGCCCCAAGTTCCCGCCCGTGGTAGGCCTGTCATTCGTGTGGGCGCGTGAGTCGGCCTACCCAACCGATGTGCCGCAGTTCTTTGGCACCTGCCCGGACGACAGTGACACGCAGATCGACGGCGTGCTGGGCATCTTTAATCAGGCCGATTGGGAGCAGATGCAAGCCGATGAAATGGAGCGTCGGCCAAACTCAGCAACAAGCCTCAGAGCAGAGCGTGATAAGCGCCTCGCCGCCTGTGACTGGACCCAAGTTGCTGATGCTCCTGTGGTTCAGGTTGCATGGGCCGCATACCGCCAAGCCTTGCGTGATGTTCCCGCACAGGCAGGTTTCCCCTTGACTGTTGAATGGCCCAGCAAACCGGAATAAACCATGTCCAAAAACCTAAACACAATTATCAACGCGGCACCAGCAGGTATCGAATGAGGCTGCTTGGCTGGCTTCGCCAGTCGGGGCACCAGGTTCCTAACAATTCTTAATATAGTTTCTGTCTAATAATTTTCTCTGCTAATAGGGGCACTATAAATACTACATGAAGTATTCGATAGTAATCCCTACCTATAACCATTGCGCTGATTTTCTCATCCCCTGTCTTGATTCCATTCAAAAGTTCTCCTCAATGGCAGAGGTTGAACTGGTCATTGTGGCTAATGGATGCACTGATGATACCATTGCGTATATTCACTCACTGACCCATCTCAATCTGCAACTCGTTTGGACAACAGAGGCACTCGGATACACAAAAGCAACCAATCTCGGCATACGACAAGCCAGTGGCGACTATGTTGTGCTGATGAACAACGATCTTGTTCTGCTGGAACAACCAAAGGATCAATGGTTAGAGATGCTTTCGGCACCGTTTTCAGAAAAAACAACAGGTATCACCGGTCCGGTCAAATTTGATTGGGATTGCGGCGGTAACACATACGAGTGCATGGCATTCTGGCTGGTGATGATGCGTCGAGAACTATTCAGTGAAATCGGTATTCTTGACGAAATCTATTCACCTGGCATGGGTGAAGATGGCGACTTCTGTATCAGAACAACCCGGGCTGGATATTCTCTTGTTGGTGTTCCGCAGGATGTTAAGGGACATTTTGATACCGGTATTGTCTCACAGCAGTTTCCCATCTTTCATGTAGGCAACGGCACGTTTGCTGATGATAATGATGAAAAGAACGCTGTCATTGCCCGTAACAACATCATCCTTGCTGAAAAATACGGCAGAAAAGAAAATAGCAACGTAGGCAAGTGGACATGGTATCAGGGTATGGAAGACAAAATCCCATACGGTGACACACTGACATACGCCCTTGGTGCTGACTTCCTAAAAGAATGTGATATCGTTGAAGACTGGGGATGCGGCACCTGCTTCATGTCAACCGTGTTAGATCCTGCTATTACATATGTGGGTGTTGACGGATCATTCTCAAAGTTTGCCGATAAGATAGTTGATCTGGTGCAGTATCGTCCGGCGATTCGTCCACATGGTATTTTCATGCGTCATGTCATTGAGCATAATACTGAATGGAAGGCTGTTTTAGAGAACGCCGTGGCAAGTTTTCAGGACAAAATGGTTCTGGTAATCTTCACTCCTATCAACACCACAGGAACGGTGGTTCTTTCACATGATCCTACTATTGGTGTCCCTGATGTGTCCCTGAGCATGACTGATCTGTTAGATTGTCTGCATGGGCTGAAGTTCAGCATGGAAGAACTGCCGTCAGGCACGATGTATGGCAAAGAATACATCTTTTACATTGAACGCTCCACAAAACAACTAACAACAAGCATCGTCATCCCTACATATAATCATCTGGATGATGCGCTTCGTCCGTGCCTGGATAACATGCTGGCATACACCAATCTTGCCGACAAAGAAATAATCGTTGTGGCAAACGGCTGCACAGACAACACCAGAGAGTATCTGAAAAGCAAGTCAGAGATAAGAACAATCTGGCTTACTGAACCGCATGGGTATATCAAGACGGTGAACTGGGGCATTGCATCATCATCCGCACCGCTTGTGGTGCTGAACGACAATGATTCTATTCTGATGCCGCAAGCCATGGATGCATGGATTGATATTCTTGCGGCGCCATTCAGTGATGAAAAAGTAGGAGCCACAAGCCCGTTCGCCAATGAATACACCAATCTGGGTCTGGTTCTTCACTCCGGTTGCACCATGTATAATCGTCAACTGCTCAGAAACATTGGTATGTTTGATGAAATCTACCATCCCGGATACATGAGCGACTCAGATGTGTCCATGAAAATCTGGTCTGCCGGATACAAATGCCTGGAAGTTCCTGAGAGTCAAAAAGATAGAGTGTATGCCGGAGGCATGTTCCAGATCAACTTCCCAGTGGTTCATACCGGACATGTGCAGACCATGGACAAAGTCAAAGACGAACCCATCATCAAAAAGAATCATGAGATTCTCTACTCTCGTTACGGCAAGAAGAAATATTCCATTGTCATTCCGACATACAATCATTGCGATGATCTGTTGAAGCCATGTATTGATTCCATCAAAGAGTTCACTGATTTGTCTGATGTTGAGATTATCGTTGTGGCAAACGGATGTGTTGATAACACCCGAGAGTATCTGGCCGGATCAACGATCCCGATAAAGGTTCTATGGTTTGATCAAGGCATCGGATACACCCGAGCTACTAACGAAGGTATCAAAATCTCCACTGGTGAGTATGTCATTCTGCTGAATAACGACACAATGTTTCTGCCGCAGGCCAGAAATGACTGGCTTACTCGACTGGTGACCCCATTCGAAGATCCTAAGACGGGCGTCACTGGCGTTCTTGAGTTATACGACAAGTCAGCAGAATCTCACTTTCTGGTGTTCTTCTGTGTGATGATCAAACGCACTCTGTTCGATGAGATAGGCATCCTTGATGAGATATTCTCACCGGGATACGGTGAAGATATTGACTTCTGTATTAGGGCGAAGCGCGCCGGATACGAATGTAAATGGGTGAACACGGTGTTCTATCAAGACGACCGCCGATGCACCACTTTCCCGATCTGGCATAAGAATAACCAGACGTTCGGGGAGATTCCTGAATACGGTTCAGAGATAGTTATACGAAACAGCAAAGTGCTGGCACAACGATATGGAAAAAAAATGAAATACTCAATAGTTATACCGACATACAACCACTGTGACGATCTGTTACAGCCGCTGTGCGAGAGTATTCAAAAATATACAGACATGAGCAACCTTGAAGTTATCATCGTGGCCAATGGATGTACAGACAACACCAGAGCATATGTGGAGAGTCTCGGTGCTCCATTCAAACTAGTGTGGTCCGAAGAGGCTATTGGATATACCAAGGCAACTAATCTTGGCATCAAGGTTGCCATTGGCGAGTTTGTAGTTCTGTTGAACAACGACACTGAGATGCTGCCACAAGAACAGAATAAATGGTTGGACATGCTTGAGAAGCCGTTCGCTGACCCTAAAGTAGGCATCGTCGGTCCTCTGGAATTGTTTGACACCTACTCAAATCATCATGTGCTAATCTTCTTCTGCGTCATGGTCCGAAACACAATCTTTGCTGAGATTGGCATTCTTGACGAGATTTACTCACCGGGTGGAGGAGAAGATATTGACTTCACCATCAGGGTGAAGAAGGCCGGATACAAGTCAGTTCCTGTATCTTCTGTGGTATACAGTCCCGAAGAGGCTACAAATGTCGGTCCGATGCCTATCTGGCACAAAGACAACCAGACCTTCAAGGATATCCCTGAATACGGCAAAGTCATCATCAAGAAGAACGGTCTGCTGAACTGCCGGCGATACAACGACAATCTAAAACTCAATATCGGTGCCGGCGGCATTGACTACCCGGGCTTTCTGTCAGTTGATCTGTATGATAAACGCGCCCTGATTAAAATGGACATCACAAAGTTGGAGTTTGATGATAACTCAGCCACAGAACTCATGGCAAGTCATGTGTTTGAGCATCTGAACCCGTATCACTCGGTTGACATTTTGAAGGACTGGCTGCGTGTGCTGAAGCCGGGTGGCAAACTATCTATGGAGATGCCTGATATTGAGAAGTCATGTCGCAGTTTTCTGGAGAAGCCCGACTACTTCTCTCGTCTCGGAGTCATCAATGTGATCTATGGCAGCGTAAACACCACAGAAGAAGGTGGACCTGACAACATCACTGCGCCTCATCTGTTCGGATGGTGGCCAGAGTCAATGTTCTATCATCTACAGCAAGCCGGGTATGTTGATATTAGTTTCCCTTCAGAGAAATGGCCTCATCCTGGTGACAACTTCCGCGTTGAAGCGTACAAACCCGCAAGGACGATAGATCGTGAAAGTCTCCGGTCGCAAGAACCAATGACATACGAAGAAATATTTGTACTTGATTCTTACGGAGTTGAAACCGACGATGTACGTGGTAAGCAGGTAATTGATGTTGGTGGGAATCTTGGCATGTTCTCATTGGCATGCGTAGAAAAGGGCGCATCCAAAGTCATATGTGTAGAGGCCCAGCCGGTGATATTCTCACTGGGGTTAGTGAATAATGTAAAACAATACCCAATGATAGTTCCGGTGAACCTTGCCATGACTGCCACGGACTGCGGCCAAGTTCATATCCTGAACGAACATGTGGGTTCTAAGGTAGGTGGTGAAATCGGGGAGTTAGTAGAAACTATTACACTGGGCTCTCTGTTATATCAACACAATATACTAGGTGACGATTTGGTATTGAAGCTGGACTGTGAGGGGTCTGAATTTGATATTTTAATGGAAGCTGATAAGGAGACCATCCGTCGCTTCGGTGTTATTTTCATTGAGATTCATAATAATACAAACCCTGATCCACGATACAAGGACTCCGGCATTGTCATTGACCGACTACAAGAATTTGGCTTTACCAGAGTAAAGGATGGAGGCATGGTGGTGTATAATTCAGACGGCACCGCAACAAGTTTAGGAGTGTTTGTACAGAAATGGAAGCGCGTATGATTTTATGTTGCGTATGTACCCGTGGGCGGTACGACACCACGCTGCCGCTGGCCATTCAGGCCGTGGTCAATCAGACAAAGAAGATTGACAAACTGGTCATCTTCGATGACAACGATGAGCCGAAAGACCTAAGAGAAAATCAAATCTACAAACATCTGCTTGAATCGCTGAACTACAAAGGCATCGAATGGGAGTGGGTGTATGCTCTAAGGAAGGGTCAGCACTACTCTCATCAGATGGCAAACGAAAAGGGATATGAGTTTGTCTGGCGCGTAGATGATGACTGTCGCCCGGAACAGAATGTTCTGGAGAACCTGCTTAGTCATATGACTCCGACAGTCGGTGCGGTTGGCGGTTCAATACTGACCCCACCATTCGCTCCTGTCACCAACGCCACTGGCAGAATTGAAGATATCTACACAGAGCCGAACCTGCAATGGGACATGATCAAAGAGGTGAAGTCAGTTGACCATCTTCACTGTTCGTTCCTTTATCGTGCCGGCATTCATGATTACAATCTCAACCTTAGTAGAGTGGCACACCGCGAGGAAACGCTGTTCACTTACGGACTGAAGCAAAAGGGATATGACATTCTTGTGGTGCCTGATGCAGTCACCTGGCATATGAAGTATAACAACGGAGGCATCAGATCAGACAACCGAGAGTTATTTGAGCATGATGAACGAATCTTCCAGAATACCATTGGCTTCAAAGACAACACCGTCGTGGTGCTTGATAACGGCATAGGCGATCATATTGTGTTTAAGCATGTGTTGCCGCTGCTCAAGAATCCTGTGGTATTCTCATGCTATCCTGAAGTTATTCCAGGCAGATCAATACAAGAAGCAAAGGACCTGTTTGGTCCACTTGATCAATGGAGTATCTATCGAAAAATGGACGAGTGGCACTGGACTGACTCGTTAGAAAATGCCTTTAGAAAGATGTATAAAGTATGAAACTAAATCTGGGTTGTGGAACTGATTACCAAGAAGGGTATATCAACGTTGATATGTATACCGACTCAAAAGTCGATGCGAAATTTGACATCAGCAAAATTCCATATGAGGATAACACCGTGGATGAAATCAAGGCGTTTCATGTCATTGAACACTTTGACTTTCATGAAGGTATGGCGGCACTAAAGGAGTGGTGTCGGGTATTAAAACCTGGTGGACGACTCTATATGGAAACGCCGGACTTCATGGCATCATGTAAAGATTTTGTCAACGGTGACATTGCTTATCAGAATCATCTCTACGGTCATTTCTTTGCCACACCGTGGATTCCTGGACAGACGCATAAGTTCCTATTTACTGAGTATCAACTTCGTGTTCAACTAGGTTGGTGTGGATTTGAAAATATGAACCGACTTCCGGCGGCATCTGGCTATCTTGAACACTATCCTGCTCATATATTTCTGACCATGGAAGCCTTTAAGAAATGAGAGTATCCATTGTAATACCGGCGTATCAACCGGCATCCCTCCTTGAGGGGTGTTTGATGGGCATATGTAAAAACACCACGCTAACTGACGTTGAAGTTATCGTGGTATGCAATGGCAGCGATGAACCAAGTGCTTCAATGGTAATAGGCACCGGGTTCAAACTATACTGGACACCAGAGGCCCTCGGTTTCACCAAGGCAGCCAATATAGGATTCAAACTGGCCACAGGTGACCTTGTGGTCATTCTCAACACTGATGCACACATTCTAGATTATGCTCCGAAAGATGCATGGTTGAATAGATTGACACGCCCGTTTGACGACCCGAGAGTCGGTATCACCGGGCTCGGGTTCATGGGGTCACGACACGGCACATACGCCCCGTTTTATTGCACCGGCATTCGTCGCTCTCTGTTTGACGAACTGGGGTATCTTGATGAACGCTTCTCACCAGGATACGGCGAAGATGCTGACTTCTGCTATCGTGTCAGAGCAGCCGGATATGAGTTGGTGCAGGTTGATGTGGCTACACCGACCGCGGATAATCTAAGTACTGTCACGGACTTCCCAGTATGGCATGCCGGTGAGCAATCATTCATGGACAAAGAAAAGCGCCAGCAGTATGTAAATAACGGGTATAAACTACTTGAAGAAAAATGGGGAAAAGAATGATTATCATATCACCGTACGCACAAAAACTACCAAACGGTCAGGAGAACCCGAAGAACTACCCTTACTGGGCTGAACTGATATCAATGATCAACGAGCCAATAGTTCAAATCGGTGTCGCCGGAGAGAAGGCCTTGGTACCTGACTTCAGAACTAATCTGCCGTTTACTGAACTGACCAAGCTGGTGAATGAATGTCGCACCTGGATATCAGTTGATTCTTTCTTTCAACACTTTTGTTGGGACCTTAATAAGCCCGGGATAGTAATATTCAGTCAATCAGATCCGAAGATATTTGGCCACCCGGAGAATACTAATCTACTTAAAGACCGTAAATATCTTCGTCCAAATCAGTTTTGGCTATGGACACAAACCGTATATGACATAGATGCGTATGTCTCACCTGAAGTAGTATTCGGTCATCTAAGATAAATACTAGGACGAGTTCTTCGGAACAATGATGTCAGGGAGTACTAAATGTCAATTAAAATAAGCGGCAATACAATCTTGCCAGATTCAAACGGGAATGCACGCGGCGAGGTTGCAATCGGCGTAGGTGTCGGACTTGCAACGAGCACCGGTACAAATAATACCGCAATCGGCACTGGCGCTCTGGCGTCCAATACAACAGGTGCCAACAATTTGGCTATTGGTGTAGGTGCGTTATGTAAGAACACCACTGGCTGTAATAACACCGCAATCGGTTGCTGTGCTTTATACGCGTCAAACGCTACTGGCAATAACATCGCAATCGGAGCAAACGCTGGAAACGCAATCACCACTGGTGTCAACAACACTATCATCGGACCGTATGTAGGCGCTGCCGATCTGATCAACACAATCTACCTTCAAGCAGGTACTAACTGTCTACAGGTAACTGGCGCCGGAGCATTAACGGTTAATGGTGCGGCTCCTCCTAGTGGCCCACCAAGTTTGTCAGCCACATACAACAACCTCGGCATTGGCACTGGCGCTCTGGCGTCCAATACTACAGGTGCCAACAATTTGGCTATTGGTGTAGGTGCGCTCTGTAAAAACACCACCGGCAGGAATAACACCGCAATAGGATGCGGTGCGCTCTACGGCAACACCACCGGCAACAATAACTTCGCCCAAGGATTCCAGGCGCTCCGCAGCAACACCGTCGGCAGTAATAACACTGCCCAAGGTTATCTGGCGCTCAAGTGCAACACCTACGGCTGTAATAACACTGCCCAAGGATACCAGGCGCTCTTCTGCAACACCTACGGCAGTAATAACTTCGCCCAAGGACCCTCTGCGCTCAAGTGCAACACCACCGGCAACAATAACTTCGCCCAAGGACTCTGGGCGCTCCGCAGCAACACCACCGGCTGTAATAACTTCGCCCAAGGATATCTGGCGCTCTATGGCAACACCTACGGCAATAATAACTTCGCCCAAGGATACAAGGCGCTCTACTGCAACTCCACCGGCAGTAACAATACCGCGATAGGATTGACGGCGCTCCTCAGCAACACCTACGGCAATAATAACTTCGCCCAAGGAAACCAGGCGCTCTATGGCAACACCACCGGCAGTCATAACACCGCAATAGGATACCTGGCGCTCGGCTCCAACACCACCGGCTGTAATAACTTCGCCTCAGGATACCAGGCGCTCTACAGCAACTCCACCGGTTGTAATAACATTGCAATAGGAAACTTTGCGCTCTACTACAACACCTACGGCAAACATAACACTGCCCAAGGTTATAAAACCCTCTACAGCAACACCACCGGCAGTAATAACTTCGCCCAAGGAAACCAGGCGCTCTCCAGTAACACCACCGGCAGTCATAACATTGCAATAGGATACTACGGGCTCTACAACAACACATATGGCAGTAATAACTTCGCCTCAGGATACCTGGCGCTCTACAGAAACTCCACAGGCAATAGTAACTTCGCCCAAGGTTCCAATGCGCTCTACGGCAACACCTCCGGCAATAACAACTTCGCCTCAGGATTATGTGCGCTCGCCAAAAACACCACCGGTTGTAATAACTTCGCCCAAGGTTATAAAACCCTCTACGGCAACACCTCCGGCATCAATAACACCGCGATAGGAAATAAGGCGCTCTACAACAACACCACCGGCAGTAATAACATTGCCCAAGGATACTGGGCCCTCTATGGCAACACCACCGGCTGTAATAACATTGCCCAAGGATACTGGGCCCTCTATGGCAACACCACCGGCAGGAATAACTTCGCCTCAGGACGCGGGGCGCTCAGCAAAAACACCACTGGCAGTAATAACACCACTATAGGATCCTGTGCGCTCGGCTTCAACACCACCGGCAGTAATAACACCGCGATAGGATCCTGTGCGCTCTACTGCAACACCTACGGCAGTAATAACTTCGCCCAGGGATACAAGGCGCTCTACTGCAACACCACCGGTTGTAATAACTTCGCCTCAGGGGCCAACGCGCTCACCAGCAACACCTCTGGCTGTAATAACACCGCAATAGGATGCCAGGCGCTCCGAAACAACACCATTGGCAATAGTAACTTCGCCCAAGGATACAAGGCGCTCGGCTCCAACACCACCGGCAGTAATAACTTCGCCCAAGGATATCAGGCGCTCTACGGCAACACCACCGGCAGTAATAACACCGCAATAGGATGGCGGGCGCTCTTCAACAACACCACTAGCTGCAATAACACCGCAATAGGAAACTCGGCGCTCGCCAGCAACACCACCGGCGTTAATAACACCGCAATAGGATTATGTGCGCTCGCCAAGAACACCACCGGCCACAACAACTTCGCCTCCGGATACCAGGCGCTCTACAACAACATCGCCGGCTGTAATAACTTCGCCCAAGGATGCAATGCGCTCCGCAGCAACACCGGCAAGCATAACTTCGCCCAAGGATCCCAGGTGCTCTGCAGTAACACCACCGGCTGTAATAACTTTGCCCAAGGATACTTTGCGCTTCGCAACAACACCACCGGCAATAACAACACCGCCCAAGGTTACAGGGCGCTCTATGGGAACACCATCGGCTGTAATAACGTCGCCCAAGGATACCGGGCGCTCTACAGCAACACTTGCGGCAATAACAACACCGCCCAAGGATACCGGGCGCTCTACGGCAACACCACAGGCGCTAATAACCTTGCCATTGGTTGCTGTGCGTTATGTAAGAACACAACAGGCAGTCATAACTTTGCATCAGGATTCCTGGCGCTCTACAGCAACACCACCGGCATCAATAACATCGGTATTGGTTGCTGCTCGTTATATAGCTCAAACGCCACTGGTAATAATATTGCTATTGGAGCAGATGCAGGTAAGGCAATAACTACTGGTGTTAACAACACGGTCATAGGCTCCTTGGTCGGTGCTGCGGGTTGCGTCTGTACCTTGTTGCTTGGTGCTGGCACCTGCGAACGTATCAGGGTTGACAATGGTGGGCTGTATGTTAACAATGTATTAACTGGCGGAGTATCACTAACTGCCACATACAACAACCTCGGTATTGGCACTGGCGCTCTGGCGTCCAATACTACAGGGTCGAATAACCTAGCTATTGGTGTAGGTGCGTTATGTAAGAACACCACCGGCTGTAATAACACCGCCCAAGGATACTATGCGCTCAACAGCAACACCACCGGCAGGAATAACACTGCAATAGGATACTGTGCGCTCTACAACAATACCATCGGCAGTAATAATATCGGTATTGGGTGCCTGGCGCTCTGTAAGAACACCACCGGCTGTAATAACACCGCCCAAGGATACTATGCACTCGCCACCAACACCACCGGCTGTAATAACTTCGCCCAAGGATTCCTGGCGCTCCGGTGCAACACCACCGGCTGTAATAACATCGCGATAGGATATCTGGCGCTCCAAGTCAACAACGTCGGCAGTAATAACACCGCCCAAGGATACTATGCGCTCAACAGCAACACCACCGGCAGTAATAACACGGCCATAGGATACAAGGCGCTCTACGGCAACACCACGGGCTGTAATAACTTCGCCCAAGGATTATGTGCGCTCACCAGCAACTCCACCGGCTGTAACAACTTCGCCTCAGGATTACAGGCGCTCTACAACAACACCACCGGTTGTAATAACACCGCAATAGGATCCAAGGCGCTCTATGGCAACACCACCGGCAGCAATAACTTCGCCCAGGGATACAGGGCGCTCAATGCAAACACCACAGGCAGTAACAATATTGGTATTGGTTGCTGTGCATTGTATAACTCAAACGCCACTAGTAATAATATTGCTATTGGTGCAGATGCAGGAAAGTCAATAACTACTGGTGTTAACAATACTGTGATCGGCAGCTTAGTAGCGGCCGCAGGCTGCGTCTGTACATTGCTTCTTGGAGCGGGGACATGTGAACGGATTCGTGTTGACAACGGCGGTCTATACGTCAACAACACTGGCCCGTATCCTACATCGAGTAGTCCAAGTCTGACAGCTACCTACAACAATCTAGGTATTGGTACTGGTGCTCTGGCGTCCAATACTACAGGGTCGAATAACCTAGCTATTGGTATTGGTGCTCTATGTAAGAATACTACCGGCATTAATAACACCGCAATAGGATGCAAGGCTCTCCTCAGCAACTCCATCGGCAATAATAACGTCGCCCAAGGATACCGGGCGCTCTACGGCAACACCACCGGCTGTAACAACTTCGCCCAAGGATACTGTGCGCTCAACGCCAACACCACCGGCAGGAATAACTTCGCCCAAGGTTACAAGGCGCTCAACGCCAACACCACCGGCTGGAATAACTTCGCCCAAGGTTACAAGGCGCTCAACGCCAACACCACCGGCTGTAATAACACTGCTATAGGATACCAGGCGCTCTACAGTAACACCTACGGCAGTCATAACTTCGCCCAAGGATGCAGTGCGCTCTACAGCAACACCACTGGCTGTAATAACTTCGCCCAAGGATATCTGGCGCTCTGCAGAAACACCACCGGCTGTAACAACTTCGCCCAGGGATACAAGGCGCTCGTCAGCAACTCCTACGGCAATAATAACACCGCTATAGGAAATAAGGCGCTCTACTGCAACGCCGACGGCAATAACAACTTCGCACAGGGGTGTACGGCGCTCTACGGCAACACCTTCGGCAGTTACAACTTCGCCCAAGGATACAAGGCGCTCAACAAAAACACCACCGGCTGTAATAACATCGGTATTGGTTGCTGTGCTGGATACACTGTTAACGGTGGCTCTAATAACATCCTGATAGGTGGCTGCGCTCTCCCATTAGCAGCAGCTTGTTCTAATACTATCACACTTGGTAATTCTAGCATTGCAACCATCCGTGCCCAAGTAACGTCAATCACGGCGCTATCTGACGCCAGAGATAAGAAAGACATCGTTGACATACCGCTCGGCCTCGACTTCATCCGTCAGATCAGGCCAGTGAAATTCACATGGAACATGCGGGATGGGTCGAAGGTTGGTCAAGGATACGCTGGTTTCATAGCCCAAGAACTCAAGCAAGTAATGGACTACCACCAGGCTAAGGAATGGCTTGAACTTGTTATCTCTAATGAAGATGAATCAAGGTATGAAGCTGCCCCGGGTAAGTTATTACCAGTTATGGTAAAAGCAATACAGGAACTCGCTCAACAGAACGACTCCTTGAAAAAGCGTATAGAGGCTTTGGAGCAACTAAATAGTTGATGAAACCACGAGGCGGCACCGAACTTTTATACTCAAACCTGAAAAAATATGTTCAGGCAGACTGGGCAAAATTCAATCTACTTCTTAGCTTTTGCCACCAAGGGTTAATAAACCCAAATAAAATAAATGTCATGTGGCAACATCTATATACAGATCAGGGTGCCATCACCGGCATGTCAAACCAGAACTTCATTGACGCCATTCAACATTTTGTTTGGGTCAGTAACTGGCAAATGAATCAGTTCAAAGAAAAATACGATTTATCAAATGCCAATAATCATGTCATTAAAAACGCCATTGAACCTATTCCATATATGGAGAAACCAACAGATCGGCTGCGGTTGATATATACATCCATGCCAAATCGTGGTTTGGAAATATTACTTGATGCTTTTCCATTGGTTCAGCGTGATGTGGAACTTGTTATCTATTCGTCAAACATCATATATGGCAAAGGATATCATGACATGATGGGCGCTGCCCACGATCAATTATTTGTCAGAGCCAAAGCAATGAAAAATGTCATATACAAAGGGTATGTCATGAATAAAGCAATTCGGTTGGCTCTACAACAATCTCATATTCTGGCATATCCAAGTATCTTTCCTGAGACCAGTTGTCTTGCTGCCATTGAAGCAGGCGCAGCCGGTTGTAAAATTGTCACCACGGATTTTGGTGCCCTTCCCGAAACATGCGGAGAATATGCCACTTATGTACCATACACCATGGATCGCCGGGCTCTGGCACATACATATGCTCAAGTGCTAACCGAAACTATTGACACCTACCAAAATAACATGTATAATCAATCAAACTGGTTTAACACCCAGTACTCTTGGGAAAACAGAAAACACGAATGGGAACATCTCTTAGCATAAGTCATCACTCCATTGAACACCGGATCGGTTATGTATTGAATATGCTTTCAAAGTGCCGTGACGAAAACCCGAACTACAGGGTTATTGACATCGGCGGCGCCATCAATAGTTGGTCTGCGCCAGTCGTTGACACAATAGTGGATATTAATCCTGGGGCTAAGACCATGATAATGGATATCTGTGTCTCCGGCGCATGGGATAAAGTGCTTAACTTAGTTGATCATCATGGTAAATATGATTATGCCATTTGCACCCATATCCTAGAGGACGTATACGATCCGTTTGTAACTTTGAACATGCTGCCTAGGATTGCCAAACGAGGTATCATTACCATGCCAAGCATCAGAACTGAACTAAGTAATGTGGAGAGTTCCTTCTATCTGGGATACATCCATCATCGTTGGTTATTCGGAGCAGAGGACAACGAGATGTTGGTCATTCCCAAACTTGGGATGCTGGAAGCATTGGCCAGAAATAAAATGGTGTATGAGAAAGACGTAGAAGAAATATGGTACGAGTGGGAAGATACCATCCCATATAAAATATTTATGGATAACTACCTCGGCCCAGATTCCAAAACAGTGGTAAAGCATTATAGTAAATTGATAGATATATGAAAAAAGTAATGATCGGCACCCCATCATATTCAGGCCAATTAGATGTTTGGTATGTGAATTCTCTATGTAATACGATTAAAATGTCGTATGAAAAAGATATTGAAATTATTCCTATGTGGATCAGTTTCGATGCCCTATTACAACGGGCCAGAAATGATACAATTGATGTTGCGCTAAAATCAGATGTGGACGAATTGATTTGGATTGACAGTGATATTGAATGGCAACCCGAATGGTTTTTTAAGCTATTAGAACACCCAGTCGATGTTGTGGGCGGGACTTATCGTAAAAAAGGCGATAGAGAAGAATATGTCATACGGCAATTAGAACGAAGAAAGCCAGACCCCGATACTGGTTTGATAGAAGTTGAAGGGCTTGGCACGGGATTTGTACGAATGAGTCGTAAATCAATGCAATATCTGTGGGATACTTCTAAGGCTTATATTGATCCTAAAGATAATAAAGAACGTCGAATGATATTTGATGTAGTCATCGAAAATGAAAGTTTGGTTAGCGAAGATATACATGCCTTTAATAAATTAGCGGCTGGAGGATTTAAGATCTGGCTCGACCCTTCTATGACATGTAATCATATAGGGCCGTATAAATTCAAAGGTGATTTCTTACCTTGGTATAAGCAAGGAATGTTAAGTCCTGGTAAACTAACCGAACCGGCAATATTGTCTAAAACTTTTTTACCTCCACGACAACTATGATTATTCCTATCGTTAGCTTAGATCGAAACTGTAATGGTTGCACGGTCTGTTGTGAAGGGTGGGCCACCGGTGTAGCTCACGGGCACAAATTTTATCCAGGTAGAAAATGTCATTATGTAAGTGACTCTGGCTGCACTATTTATGAAGATCGCCCAGAACAGCCGTGTAAGAATTTCAAGTGTGTTTGGTTGACAGATAAAACAGTCCCCGAATGGCTCAAACCTAATTTATCAGGAGCCTTAATGGCCCTCGAGGAAACCAAAGGAATAAAATTCATTACGATAAAGGAAACAGGAAAGAAGTTGGACGTACATGTATTATCATGGTTAATACACGCCTGTCAATCGGGCGCCATTACTAATTTCAGATATGAACTTGACGGTGGCTGGAATTTTATGGGAACGCCAGAATTTATGAAAATGATGGGCTCCACCAGGAAAAAACAATTATGAACTTTGTAATGCTCTCTGGTATTCCACGATCCGGTTCCCAAGTCCTATCTTCGTTGTTAAATCAACACCCGGATATATTCTCGTCAACAACTTCGCCGGTTATTGATCTATTGGATATCATTCATACCAACTGGCCTAGATTGTCATCACCACTGACTAATCCGGATCCGGACCAATACAAAAACATCATCAATGGTATGATTCATGGCGCGTATCATCATGTGAAGAAACCAGTTATCATTGACAAGAACAGAATATGGCCGAGACATGGGAAACTAATGAAAATGGCATTAGGGTGCCCACCGAAGATCATATGCACCATTAGACCTATTCCGGAAGTTCTGGCATCGTATATCCTACTTATTAACAAAAACAGTCATAAGACCACCTATATAGATCAGGATCTGATTGATCTTGGGTATGCCATTAATACAAAGAATAGATGTAAAATACTATGGGAGAAATACATAAACCAACCGTATACAAGTTTGCGAATAGGGCATAATGCCAAGTATGCTGATATGTGTTTTATTCAGTATGACGACATAGTAAACAATAGTCAGATGGTCATGGACAGGATAACAAAGTTCATTGGTATTCAAGATTGTATGGTGGATACAAACGCCCTGCAGCCAATGGATGAAAATGATTCGTACCATGGCGGGTTAGATGGATTACATGAGGTACGACCGGTTATGAAACGCACAAGCCCGCCGGCAGAAGAAGTAATAGGAAAAGACCTTGTGAGATTATATACTGAGATGAAACTGGATTTCTGGAATGATTGATTCATTTGCTCGCCGATTTAATGTGATGAAGAAAAATCAATGCCATATTCAATATGTTCTTGATATCGGTGCCTACCGCGGTGATTTTACCACTACTATCAAATCGGTTTGGCCTACAGCAATAGTCAGACAGTTTGAAGCTGACGAGCGCCAATTGCCGTGGCTGCAAAGTAACGCCATAATCGCTCTTTTGGGCGATGTTGAAAAAGAAGTGGATTTTTACACCCTGGACGAAAGTAAAATCACCACAGGAAGTTCTATTTTTAAAGAACTTACACCTCATTACACTAATGCCAGTACCATAGTACAAAAGAAGCGGATGACCACGCTTGACATACTTCATCAGAAACACAATTTTTTTGGTAATTGGAACACACACGGGCTGATCAAGATAGATACCCAAGGATCTGAGTTGTTGATACTGGCTGGTGCTAAAAACTTTTTAGAAAAGCAAGAACCAAGATTTATCTTGTTAGAGTGTTCTGTTGCTAAATACAATCAAGGAGCACCAGTGCTTGATGAAGTGATTAGGGAGATGTCCGAAATGCGCTACCTTGTAAAAGACATATTTGATTTATCGTATGATAACCTAGGAACTTTGTTACAGACTGACATTTTATTTGAACTGACATGAAAATATTTTTTATAGATGGCGGCGCCGGCCGAGTTGTTGCAGCGATACCTGCACTGTTGAAGTATCACAGGCTAAATCCAAATACAGACTGGGCAGTATTGGTGGCAGCATGGGATTTTATGTTTTGGGGAATCCCAGAGTTACAGGACCGAACTTATGGTCTGGACACCAAGGGACTATTCGATAACGTAGTTAGTGGAGCCACTCAGATTATTACGCCGGAGCCGTATAGACTTCCTGCGTATTTTAAGCAGGAGCTTTCATTGGCACAAGCATTTGACCGCGAAATCAATAATACCATGGATCACAGTGATCTTGGTGTGCCTAAGTTAGTTTTTAATTATCAAGAGCAACAAGTGGCAAAAAGCACCATTGCCGATTTGAAGGTGGCCCAGAAAAGACAAAAAACAATCGTTTTTCAGCCATTTGGCCGTGGCGCTAAGGTTGATAAGACAGTGGTGTACGATGAGGAATCGCGCAGTCTTAGTCAGAAAGATTATCTTACCTTGGCAAGAAAGTTATCATCTCGTTACAACATGATCTTTTTCGGGGAACCAGACTTCCAGATGAAGGAAGACACCTTTGCGTCTAAGTACACATGTGATCTGCGCCAATGGGGAGCGTTAATAGAAGAGGCAGATTATTTCGTAGGATGTGATAGCGTTGGTCAACATATGGCCCGGGCAGTTGGTACACCCGGCACAGTTATATTTGGCTCTACCTTCCCAGTTAATACATCATACACGGATTTTTTCCAGATTATTGAAAACGAATCTGTCAGAAAATATGCCCCAATACGCATTGCAGGTCTAGATTCGGCGTTGGCAAACAGATTAAACGAATCCACAATGAAGTTCACCAGTAATGAGTTGAATGACGTTTTCGCAGCGATAGTAGCAGACATAGAAAAGAAGGTAAAATAATGTATTCGATTTTAGCAATCAACCCGGGGCACAATGGCTCAGCAGCAATAGTAGTAGACGGTGAGTTAATTTATTACTCAGAGGAAGAACGTCTTAGCAGAATGAAATATGATGGTAACCCGTTTAGGGCTATGTTACAGGTTCTTGTTAACCATGCAGTGGATGAGTTAGTAATTGGCGGCACGGAGTCTCAACTGGCACAATTGCCGTGGAACAGAGAAGATGCCTACACAGCATTGGTAAGAAAGTTCAATCCTAATGTTAAGGTAACAAGGATGGGACATCTTCATCATCTCGGGCACGCCGCAAGTGCATTTTATAATTCCGGATTTGAGACTGCCGCCGCAGTGATTGTTGATGGCGCCGGATCGCTTCACCAAGAACAAGTTGGTGAGAATGGACCAGTTGCATCGGGATATGAGACAGAAACCATTTACCAATGTGCTTATCCCCATGAGTTCAATGCAGTGTACAAGCGATATTCAGATGGGGCCAACGGCATGTACTATGACAACGGCATTCAAGAATTTGATGGGTCTGTGACTATTACCAAGGCATATGAAGCCGCTTCTTATTACTTGGGTTTCGGATTCATTGAAGCAGGAAAAACAATGGGGCTGGCGCCTTATGGAACAGACGATGAACTTATCCCGCCATTATTCATTAATGGAAAAGGCAACAGGAATTTATTATTGCCTATGTACCCAATGGGCGCCCTTATTGATGAAAATAGATTTCCATATCTGAAACGATACGGACAGTTTGAATGGCATACTGATCCTGATCAGGTTCGTCCGCAGGATAAAAATATCGCTTTTAAGGTACAACAAGCAACTGAACTTCAAGTAATGGAACTTATTCAAAAGGCACTTGATACCACAGCAGAAACTAATATTGTTATTTCGGGTGGATATGGACTCAACTGTGTGGCCAACTACAAGTTCGTAAAGCAGTTCCCTAATGTCAAATTTTATGTTGACCCAGTGGCACATGACGGCGGCACTGCAATTGGTTTGGCACAATACGCATGGTTTACTCACTCAGAAGAAACCACTGGCCGAAAATTGAAATCAGTTTATCTTGGTCCACCGCCGAACTATGATCAACTAACACTGGCGCAACAGAATAATGCGTCTATTGTTGTATCTGATACTACAATAGATGATGTAGTCAATCTGATTGATCAGGGGGGTATAGTTGCGTTATACCAAGGACAAGCTGAAGGTGGACCAAGGGCACTGGGTAACAGGAGTATTCTATTTGATCCACGCCGAGCAGATGGCAAAGATATCATCAATGGTGTTAAACACCGCGAATGGTTCCGTCCGTTTGCAGGATCGGTCATGGAAGAATACGCCGGCGAGTGGTTTGATATGGCAGGCATGGAATCATCCCCGTATATGATGTATGCCGTTGGAGTCAAAGAAGATAAAGTATCACTGATCCCAGCGGTTACCCACGTGGATAACACCTGTCGTGTGCAGACAGTCAACAAAGAACAAAATGAAAAGTACTATGAATTGATAGAAGCTTTTTATAAAAAGACCGGGGTTCCGGTGTTATTCAACACAAGCTTTAATCTAGCTGGTCAACCGTTGGTTGATTCAGTATTTGATGCATTGGTGACTTTATTCAACAGCGACATTCAATATATCTATATGCCAGATATTGGCAAATTAGTGTCAAAACGAACAAATGAGAACGTATAATTTCATATCAGGTCTGCCAAGATCAGGCACCACGCTGCTGAGTGCGATATTTAAGCAAAATCCCAGGTTCACCACTGGGATTAGCGATCCATTAAGTATGTATGTTAATAGCATCATCAAGGATACCAATATGGCAGCTGGTATGGATAGTGTGGTGTCTATTAGTAAACGTCGAGAGCTAATCTATGGTTTGTTTGATTCATTTTATAGCGATGGGAATGAGGTATGTTTCAATACCAACCGCGGATGGACCGCTGATACCCCTCTATTAGCTGATCTATTTCCTAATTTTAAAATGATCGTATGTGTACGAGATATACCGTGGATTCTAGACTCATTTGAGCAGTTAAATGCTAAAAACCCATACACAGTTAAACCGTTATATCATCATCAAATGTTAGGTACAGTGTACGACCGATCTAATATGTTGTTGGGCAATATGCCTAATTTTGCGGGATACGTGGCCGGCCCGTTAGCTAACGTAAAACAATCAATGTATTGTAATGAGAGAAAACAAATATGCTATGTAGAATACGATGCTTTTGTTAAAAATCCACTTGCTACTCTGCAACAAATTTACCAATTTCTAGGAGAACCGTGGTTTAATCATGATTTTAATAGCGTTGAAGACACATACGACGAATTTGACGAACAGGCAAAAATTATTGGATTGCACACTGTTCGTAAAAAGGTTGAATTTAAAGTAAGAAATACAATCCTACCCGAGGGTCTATTTAAGGAAGCCGACCAATTATCATTCTGGAAACACAATTTTGAACAAAAACGATTATTAAATTGGATTAATCCTAGCGTGATAAATACTGTTAGATCTGCTGCCACTATTAGCAGACAACTTTAAGGAAATAAAATGACAACACTTTCAAAAGATTATGTAGTTACACCAGCAACTCCTGCTGTTACAGTAACCGAGTTTAGTCTAGTTGACGTACAAGAGAACTATGGATATCAACTAGCCAATCAAACCCCGGATCAACCGGGTTTCAGAGAAAACTGGGGCCGAGGTCAACCTAACTCCGTGCAGGCAATAATTTCGTTCCCGACAACTCCTGTGACTACCCGCAATGTTACAGCATGGCAAGGCGATGAGTATCTGGCGGTTCGTGGAACATGGACTGACGACACACTTCGCGCCCGCATCAAAGAAATTCTAGAAGCAGAATAATTTAAAGGAAACTAAATGAACGAGACCAACAAACCACCTCGCTTATCTATTCAACTTACTGTTGACCAGATTAATGTAGTTTTAGCAACTATGGGTAAATTACCCTACGAAACTATTGCTCCATTAATGAATTCTATTCAATATCAAGCTAGTCAACAATTGGCTGAATTGCAGGCCGCTGCGCCTGCTGCACCTGAAGATGCAACAAATCTACAATAAGAGGGATGTATGAGTAAGATCTTAATCATGGGCCTGCCTGGCTCGGGTAAAACATTTTTGGCAACAGCACTCAAGAAATATCTTGAAGATAACGGCACTGCTAATAACATGTCGTTATCTAACGCAATGACCACTGATATGCTACTCGGTGATTACAGAGTCAACGTAGACTGGTTCAATGCTGACGAAATCCGAAAGCGATTCAATGACTGGGACTTCTCACACGACGGTCGCATCCGGCAGTCACTTCGCATGGCTGAGTTTGCCCTCAAATCAACCGGAGATTATGTCATTGCCGACTTTGTGGCCCCACTGGTTGAGATGCGTAACAACTTCAAGGCAGACTGGACAATCTGGATGGACACCATTGAACAGGGTCGGTTTGAAGATACCAATAAGGCATTTGTCCCACCGGAACAATACGACTTCCGGGTGACAGAGAAGAACGCAGACAAGTGGGCCGAGTTCATAGGACAACATATTTTGGAGAATCGCCGCCGACCAGTATTCAACTGGAAGAAGGAGACTGTGCAAATGTTAGGTAGATGGCAACCCTGGCACCAAGGACACCGTGCGCTCTTTGATCGCCTGATTCAGAAAACAGGACAAGTAGTAATTCAGATCCGTGATGTTCAAGGATGGCAGAACTCTAACCCCTTTGAGTTACGTCAAGTAACTGACTTCATCCGGCATGATCTTGACCCCCTTTATCAGGGCCAATACGAGATTCAAGTGGTGCCTAACATCGTTCATATTGGATACGGCCGTGGTGTAGGTTATACTATGGAACAGGAAGTATTTGATGATGCCACACATGCCATCTCTGCTACAGCGATTCGTCAGCAGTTGGGCCTATAACGGTGAGTCAGGTGTACGTTCTCTGGTAAAAGCATATAGTTATCGGATGTGCGGAACCCTGACAACCATTATAATCTCATACTCTGAAACTGATAAGTAGAGCATGAATGTATTTCAGTTGAACTATGATGCCAGGCTTCGGTCCTGGCATGATCTTCGTACAAAAATAGAAAAAGCAGACACCCAGACTAAGTGCGTTGAAATAGACGATTGGTGGCAGCAAGCGCCAATGGTCGCTCACCATCTCCACCCATCTGACATTCAACAATGGCCCGATCCTTGGGACCTGTTAGTTGATAATACCTATTGCCCAATTGCCAGAGGCCTTGGCATGGTGTATACGCTATCGCTTGTGGGCATCACCGCTATTGACTTTGTCCTCGGAAAAGACGATAATGATGATGTAACATTAGTCATGGTAGATCACGCAAAATATATACTTAATCATCATCCACATTCGGTGATAAGTAGTGGTCTACCGGAATTAAAAATAACTCAGCATATTGAGTTGGAAACGCTAATCAAAAAAATAAAATGAAAGAAAAAATGAAAAAAATAAACACCCCCTGGAGTTCAGTTGGATACCTCACATATAAACGCACATATTCCCGTCGATTAGACGAACTTGATATCAATAGCCTCACAGAAGAATTTCCTGATACTGTAAACCGTGTGGTAAATGCAGCGCAAACTCAGTTGAAATGTAACTTCTCCAAAGACGAATCTGAGCGATTACGACGATACCTATTGGAACTAAAGGGCGCCGTCGCCGGTAGATTTTTCTGGCAATTAGGGACACCTACTGTGGAGCGTCTCGGGCTGTCCAGTCTCCAAAACTGCGCCTTCACTGTTGTTGACAAGCCAGTGGAGCCGTTCACTTGGGCCATGGATCTGCTGATGTTAGGATCCGGTGTCGGATACAACATTCAAAAAGAGCATGTGGATAAGATCCCAATGGTCAATGCTGACTTCAAATGCCCTACACGTAACAACGTGAATGACGCAGATTACATCGTTCCTGATAGTCGTGAAGGCTGGGTTGCCCTCATTGGCAAGACACTCAAAGCAGCATTTCTGGCTCATAAATCAGGTAAACAAACATTCACTTATTCCACTCAGTTGATCCGTTCAAAGGGCGCCCCCATCAAGGGTTTCGGCGGCACAGCAAGCGGTCCAGAAGATTTAGTATGGGGTGTTCAGAAGATCGGCATGATTCTGGAACGCCGAGCAGGTCGCAAGGTTCGTCCTATTGACTGTCTGGATATCATGAATATCATCGGCGCCGTCGTTGTGGCCGGTAACGTCCGTAGATCAGCGCAAATCGCCATTGGCGATGACGATGACGTTGAGTTCTTGTTGGCAAAGCGTTGGGACATGGGTAATATTCCTTCTTGGCGCGCCATGAGTAACAACTCTGTAGTCTGCAACGACATCAATAATCTGCATGACTATTTCTGGGAAGGGTATGAAGGTAAGGGTGAACCCTACGGCCTGATCAATCTGAAACTCTCGCGCAAGATCGGTCGTTTAGGTGAGACACAATATCCCGATGCGGAAGTAATGGGATACAATCCATGTGCCGAACAATCATTGGCAGACAAAGAAACATGCTGTCTGGCTGAAATCTTTTTGCCGAACATCACCAGTAAGGAAGAGTTTCTTGATGTGGCAACTCTGCTCTATCGTGTGAACAAACACTCTCTGGCTCTGCCGTGTCATCTGGATTCCACTGAAACAATCGTTCATAAGAACATGCGTATGGGCATCGGTATTACCGGTGTGCTTGAAGCAACAGAAGAACAAAAGAGTTGGTTGAGTGAAACATATCCTAAACTCCGTGCATACGACGATGAATACAGCGCCGCTAACGGATTCAACAAGTCAATCAAACTGACCACGGTGAAACCAAGTGGAACTCTGTCGTTGTTACCAGGTGTCACCCCTGGTGCCCACCCTGCGTATGCTCGTTTCATGGTCAGACGTATTCGTATCTCTGCTAATCATTCACTGGTTCAGACATGTCGTGATCATGGTTACCCAGTGGAATATCAACAGAACTTTGATGGATCCATAGATCACAGCACTGTAGTTGTATCATTCCCGTTTAGACATTCAGCGAATGCCATCCTGGCAAAAGATGTCACAGCCATTCAACAACTTGAAACCGTTAAGTGGTTGCAAACAGTATGGAGCGATAACAGCGTTTCATGCACAATTTATTACCGAAAGGAAGAACTTCCTGAGATTCGTAAGTATCTGAAAAAGAACTACAAGACGAATCACAAGAGTTTATCTTTCCTGTTACATTCTGAACACGGCTTTAAGCAAGCTCCATTGGAAGAAATTACAGAAGATCAGTATAATGCGCTTGTGGCATCCACAAAATTGATTACAGAAATTACCGAAGGCAACATTGGATTAGATGATGCTGAATGCTCCACCGGCGCATGCCCAATAAGATAAAGGAAAAATATGAACGTAACATTAAATGAAACATACACCTTCAAGGTAACCAGCGGCGAAGAACTCGTTGCTAAAGTGGTAGAGATTGAGGGGCAGTATGTTGTACTGTCTAACCCAGTCTCAATCATTCCCAGCCAACGCGGTGTAGGTCTCCAACCGAGCATGTTCACTGCCGATCCTGACAGTTTAGTTCGGATAAATACTAATAACGTCACGCTATACGCACCGACGGAAGATGGTGTCAAGATGAAATACATCGAGGCAATCACCGGAATCAAGGTACCGGACAAGAAACTGATATTGGGTTAATGGCACAATTAAGCAGATTAGGAGACACTGATGAACCGGGCGGCGCAATTATGCGCGGCGCCGGAACCGTCTTTGCCAACGGCATTCCCGTCGGTCTTCATGTCAGCCAGATTACACCACATGCTCCATGGGGGAAACCGCATCCTCCGCATGCCGCAGCCATGACCACAGAAGGTAGTCCGACGGTGTTCGCAGAAAATTGCCCGGTGCTGCGAGTCGGGTCTGGAAACTCTTGTGGACACTCCATCATTCAGGGTTCTCCTGACGTTTTCTGTCCATAATATGTCTGACTCCGGTAAACAATCTCCTCTTGGCGCCAATGCACTATGTTCATTGTTGCAAAACTCCGGCCTTAATATAAACCCAGTAATGGCAGCACACATGGGAGTAAGTCCTTCTGAAACGGGCTATGTTCTAGGTACAATGTGCAACAATACTTGTCTGCGGTTACTTACATATGCCATTCACGATGCGTTTGTAAGAGGATATGCAAGTGGTGCAGACATTTCTGTGTCCAAGACGGTGTATGATGAACTGATCTACATTGGTGCCGGAATGGTACCTGCGCTTGGAAATTCTAAACCAACTACATTTAATTGGAGCGGTCCCGCAGATGCAGGAGACTCCACTAGTTTAGCAGCGCAAGTAAGATCGTGGATTCCATATACCTCGGCAAATCCGTATCCTGAGATTACAAGTTGGGGGTATATCAGATTATTGGCTCTGCAAGCCAGACATGAATTCAATTACAATAGCACGTATTACAGTACCAGTGAATACAAAGACTTTCTGTCCTCATTCATGTGTTCATACGCATTTGTAGAGTATTCAAATGCAGCTATCACTGCTGTTCAGAACTCTAAGACATATCTGGATGGCACTTATTCAAATATGAATGATCTGATTAGTGCCGATATTCTCGGTGTTAATCTATCAGCCAAGATGTTTGGTCTGGATCTGATTGATATTGGTAAGGCCATTGATCTATCATCTATTGACTCATTTGGTCTGCCGTCTAAACTATTAGTGTCTTTGCAAAAATACAATGCCATTACACCCTCATTGACTTTGGCTTTGTTGTCGTCGGGCCTATCGCAGGCAGAGGTAAACACCATTCTCGCCTCAGGTACTCCGACGGTTGAACAGGAGACTAAGATATACGGCGCCTTCACTATCATTGCCGATCAGGATCTGATTGATATTCTGGTGCCACTGAACTGTAAGATTGCTCTAAACACTCTGGCTGATCTGCTAAACGTAAAAAAGATGTTCCCGAGAAGTTATAGTTCCATGACAGTCCCGGTGTACAATACCACTTTCTCAAATGCCAATAGCAAAATATACTATCCGATATACGTTGGCTCCGCGCTGAATCCAAATCTAACCTCAGCCCCTGTGATGAGTGCAGTAGGAACAATAATTCCGACGAGTATGCCGCCTGAGGTAACTTCTGTTACTAATCCGGTGTTCACACCACAAGAACCGTTTATTGGTTTCGGCTCATATCTCTTTACCATAATACCAACAGATATTGGTATTGCAGCAGGCGCCTTCAGTGTGTCCATGTTGCAAATAAAGAACATCCTGTCTGTCCCAATTGAGAAGTTCGCACAATCAGTAATTAATCTGGAAACTATCAATGGGTTGGCGGTTAATGGGTCATCTGTGCCGGCTCATCTGCCGTTGATCATGCCCGGTTCTAATTTGATTGCTCTTGGGAGTGGACCACAGGGCACCTACACCATGTCTAATTTCTTCGGATGCATGTCCGGTCTGCCGTATAGTGTGGCACGAATACAAGAAATAACGGCTATGGTGCGCGATGTTCCAGGAGAAGCCGCAAAGTCAGGTGGTTCCAGTCTGTACGACATTTACAAAGAGTTGTATCTGGCGGTGACTTGGGAAAGGGCTATCGCATCAGTACAGTATACCACATACGAGGTAGAAAGCCCGCCACTGACATTTACTACATGGTATCATGCTACCGGAGTCACTATTACAGATCAGGGAGGCGGCTATGGAAGGGCCGGCGCATCACCACCTGTTATCACTATGACCGGCGGATCTGCCACATCAACGATAGGCACAGATAAAACGAATGTGGGGACATTTGGACGAGTCACCGCATTATCTTTTTCTTCGGGTGCCGACCTACTCTCACCCCCTACAATATCAATTGATTTTCCCCCTGGTACAGGATCATTTTCAAATTCAATAGTTCAAGGATATATTGATCTGGCAAACGCAGAAATCGCAGCTATCCGAACAAAGTTCCCGGCACTCAGCGCCGAACTCAACACACTATGGGATGCCACCGGTACTCAATTAACCAGAGAACAACGTTCAAGGTCAATCGCCTTACCACCAGTTCCTGTTCCGAAAAACACCTGGTTATCATCGTTTCCGATTACTCATTACTCTTTCGTTGACTCCATACCAAGATATGCTCTGAACACCAATCCACATATGTATGCACAGACGTTAGAGGCTATTTCAAACATGTCAACAGTTGGTGGACAGAGTATCGTGGCAATGATGCGCCAAGAAAGAAACCAAGCACGGCTGGCTCCTGTCGGAATTCCACTTGATAACAATATTCCGGTGATGCCACCGTTAACAGAGCAGAGTTCCCTATTAGCTAATGGATTGGATGGAGGCAGCATTATGTCCTTCATGAACCAAGCGGTTTCGGCAACTGCGTTGATAGAGGTTACTGCTGACACAACTATTGATGGAGGTGGCATTGTTGACACAATTACGGTTACTAACCCGGGTTCAGGGTATACTGAGGCACCTACCGTTACTATCGTGCCCACCGGGCTAGGTGACGGCGCCACCGCAACTACTATATTAAACTCAGACGGTACCATTGATGTGATTCTTGATTCCGGTGGTAGCGGATACACGGAACCACCATTGGTTACTTTTACTGGCGGGGTCAGTACCACACTAGTTTCGCCGTCGTCTAGTGGGACATATGACTCAGTTAATAATACCTATTACATTACAGATCCATTGTTTGGTTCCACTGGTGGATCCGGCAATAATATAAGTGGACAATCACATGCAGTAGATACCGGTGGAGCAGTGGAGCCAGGTAGTCTATCGGGTTCACCATACTCAAACCTTATTCCACCAAACCTAAATACACTATACACTTCGGGTATATTATTGCCCGCTTCGCAAACACCAACTGAAGCAATCGGTGAAGTCACCGTTAATAATTGCGACTGCTGGACCCAACCATAGTGACACCTACTCTGTAGTGTGTTATAATAAGATATGCCGTATCCACTGAAAATTTCGTTCATCCTACTTTTTATGCTTTTCAGTCTGATGATGTCCATACCATTGGCTTCTCCTCCGCAACCTGTATCAATGCCTAAAATTGACATGAAACAAATTACTTGCATGGCAAAGAACATCTTTTATGAGGCAGCTGGTGAGCCAATACTTGGGCAGGCAGCTGTGGCCAGAGTCGTGCTAAATCGGGTCAACCATGGTTTTGCTAAAACGCCATGTAATGTAATCTATCAAACGGCTACCGTTGAAAAAGAGATAGACGGTGAACCCGAAGTAGTCAAAGTATGTCAGTTCAGCTGGGTATGCGCCGACAGACCAGATCCGAACAAAAACAGCCCCGACTATGTTCTGGCAAAGCAAATCGCATATGACGTTATGGTCAACAATGCGTACAAAGAGGTTGTACCAAAAACTGCTTTATTTTTTCACAATTTATCTATTACTCCGTCGTGGTCTTATGCCATGGCGAAGCAAATAGGAAATCACATTTTTTATTCTAAAAGGATCCTATGAGTTTCTATGTGGAGACAGAAGATGCTGCCAAAGCCAGACATCTTACTAAATGGATTCAGGAAAATGTTGACCTAACACCTAAGGGCATCATTGACCGTTTTGATCTGTTCCGGCCGATCTATAAACCCACTACAAACTACGGCCACTTCGGTAAACCCGGTATGCCATGGGAAAAACTGGATCTGTTCTGATGATAAGTCGCAGTCCGGGACGTAACTCGTTTCAATCTCAAAAGCATAGAGATGCTTTGGCTGCTGATCCGACTAACGAAATGGCAAAAAGTATGGTTGATCTGTATGATTCATGGGCGAAAAGAGACCTTGACAATGAGGTTGATCCCGAATGGGCCAAAGATAATCTGGAACACGATCTGCGCTCAACAGATTGGGTTCTTGAAAAGGCCCGAGAGAGTAGGATATACGCGCAGAACCTGTATGCTGCAATGTGTAACAGAGAGTTCACCAGAAACGAAGTATGGCCATTGCTCCAGGACAAACGCTGGAGTTGTTCCTGGAGACATGCAGGTGGAATTATTGCTGATATTCTACAAGAAGGTGACTACGTTGATTGGTATTGTACTGGTATCAGGGAAATGGAAGAAATGGATCCTGTGGAGTTTAATAACCTAACCGAAGAACAACAGATGGCGTTTAAAGAATCTCAGGCGTTTGTCTCTGAAGGTGTAATAACCGACGAGATACGAGAAGACCTGTTCAAACTGGGATGGCTCCCAGATAACGACTAAATACCAAAAGGAAGCACATGAACCTAAATAGAACAGGCGCCGGGCGTCATTTAATAAATCAAGTTTTGTTGAAGGCACAGCCTAGAATCAAAACTCTGACTAAACAGCAGGAAACTCCTAATCTTATTGACCAGACACCAAAGGGTATTCAGACTCCACGGTCAAAGTTTTCAGCACGAAAATGATTACCATTACGGATCTGGCAGCAAGAAAAGTAACACAGACCATTGCTAAACGCGGACATGGTGAGGGTATCCGTCTCGGAGTAAAAACAACCGGGTGTTCTGGGCTGGCGTATGTTCTTGAGTATGTAGACTGTCCAAATCCAGAAGATATGTGTTATGAATGTAAAGGGTGCAAACTATACGTTGACCCTAAAAGTGGCGCATACATAGAAGGTCTGGAGATTGACTATGTGCGACAGGGACTCAACGAGGGATTTGAGTTTAGAAACCCTAATGAACGTGACCGCTGCGGATGCGGAGAATCTTTCAGAGTGTAATATGGCTTATTCAGATAAAGTAGTTGATCATTACGAACACCCCCGAAATGTTGGCAGGTTTGAAAAGGGAGACTCAGATGTTGGTGTAGGTTTAGTAGGTGCCCCTGCCTGTGGTGATTTACTTCAGTTGAGTCTAAAAGTGGATCCTGTGACAAAGATCATCACTGATGCCAAGTTCAAGACATACGGCTGCGGCTCAGCAATCGCCTCATCATCTCTGGTGACAGAATGGGTCAAGGGAAAGACAATGGAGGAGGCAGTCCTTATCACCAACAGAGAAATCGCAGAGGAACTGGCGCTGCCTCCGGTCAAGATTCACTGCTCTATTTTAGCGGAAGATGCCATCAAGGCAGCAATCGCCGACTACCAAAAGAATCATTGACATAAAATACAGTTTATGCTATAATACGAGTATGGCTAAATGTTATATATTAGTAGGTGTTCCGGGCTCTGGTAAGTCCACTTGGATCCATCAACAAAACTTTGATTGGACCAACACGGTCGTTGCCAGCACAGATGACTATGTTGAACGTGCGGCCGCCTTGGCCCACATGACCTACTCCGAAGTATTCAAGGAAACAATGCCTGATGCCGTGAAGTATATGACGCATGTTGTCGTAGAGGCCGTGAAGGCAAGCAAGGACATCATCTGGGACCAAACGTCCGTGACCGTTCCTTCTCGCCGGAAGAAGTTTCATATGTTGCCGAACTACGATGTGATTGCTGTAGTTTTCCGTACGCCCGACGAGCCAGAACTTGCTCGTCGGTTGGAGTCGCGCCCGGGCAAGGTAATCCCGAAGTATGTCATAGAAAGCATGCGGGCCAACTGGCAAGAGCCGACGTTGGCAGAAGGATTTGGGAGCATCATCCATGTTGGTTAAAGAAATAGACTTCGCCACGATTGAGCAAATTTGGCGCACCCAACTCTGGCCCGGCCGAGAGAGTGCGATTGAACCATACAGCGCCATGAGATTCATGGACGACAAGTATGATGGATCGTTTGCTGATCGTCCGCAGATTTTTCTCGGCGGTTATTTTGAAGAGGACCGACTAGAAAACATCATGGCAGTGAACAGCCTTCACCTTGCTGAGAGTTACATGGCCAGATCACGTGGTTTATGGTTGGCACCTAAACTTCGTGGAATGGGATTGGGGAAGCAGATGTTAGTGGCCACGAATGATCGGGCCAGAGAGTTGGGCGCAGAAGCAATCTGGTCTTTCTCCAGGAAGAGTAGCATCACCACATACGAAGCAGCCGGCTACGTTCGAACATCATCTTGGATGGATCACGGAGAGTTCGGTCCTAATGCTTATGTCATTGCCTCATTGAATAAATAGAACATGAACTATCTTTTACCTCTGCTCCTTCTAGTCGTTGCCTGCTCACCTTCTTCCTCGCAATACGAGATGACTTCAAATGCCAAATGGAAGATGGCGACCATTGAGGTACATTGGATGCACTCTCAAGCGGAAGTTGACACGGTGTGTTCAGCAATGAAGGATATGGGAATGGGCAATCACTACAACGCTTGTGCCCGTAGCAAGCCTGACAGCAACGTGTGTGAGATATACACACTGCAACCAAACGACTTTGATGATACAAAGAATTTGGTAACACTAGGTCACGAATCCTGGCACTGTTTCGGTGCCACACACAAGTAGCTACTTTTCTACTGGTGGATTGTTTTTTGGATAAGATGATCCGCCGGGGTTCGGTAAGGAGTCAGGGGTCGGCGGCTTTTTGTCTTTAATTTGGTTGTATACACTGTATGCAATTACAACAACAAATAGAACCAGAATGAGTATCGAAGATGTGTCCATATTTTTTCTCCCATTGTATTTATCAAGGCTTGACTTTAATTCAACCGTGTGATACAATAGCGTTTAGCAAATGAGGAAAGTAGTTTTTGGGTAACAAGAGGTCAAATAAATTTGACTTTTAATCAAAAAACTGCTATAATACACACATAAACAATTACTTATTGGATACACGGACTAAATAGATTTATGAAAAACTTTACTTGTCACCTACAGCATATGCTCTGGCCATTATCGGCAGAGTCCTTTACAGGCATGTATCCGGTGACACCTGCGGCCTCTAAAAATATTGGACGTAGTAATGAATCAGATAAGTTTGAGGGGTTGGATGAATAACTAGCACACGCTGTTACATCACGAACCCTGAGAACTTGAAAGAGTCTCAGGGTTTTTTGCTATGTGAACGAAAAACAACATAGCAAAAAATAGATAGACAATAAATCGAAAATATGTTATAATAGATCAAGGAAAAGAATTTGACAAAACAAGATTGGTGCAGACAGCACATGCTAACGAAGGAACAAGTCAGGCAACTGATAGAAAACAAGTTAGAACGTGCTAGACAGCATCTGGAAGCGAGAGAGAAATCTCTGGCAGATTAAACAGTGTGAACATAGAGGAAACGAGGTCCTCGCTCTGCACTTAAAACATGGAGCAAACGGGCGGATGAGCGGATGAACGTGCGGCGATAACGCATCAGTATAAATGCTTGTAGAGGTATCAACCTCTACTATCCTCTGGTAACAGAGGGTATTCTAAAACATGCTAGAAGCCTTCGTGACTGTAGGCAAGTGTTGTGTTCAAAGTCGTTCCCGACTAGTGTGTTTTAGAATATGTTGGGGAATCGCCTAGTTGGCCTAAGGCACTGGTCTTTGAAATCAGTATCGTGAGTTCGAATCTCTCTTCCCCTGCCAGAATATATCCGCGTAGCACAAAAGTAGAGCGTTCGGCTGATAACCGAGAGACGAAGGAGCGTTACCTTCCGTGGATACCAAAGAATTTGGAACGGTCCCATAATGGTATTGGAGTGGATTGCTAATCCATCGACTTGCGAAAGCAGGTTTCTCGGTTCGAGCCCGAGTCGTTCCGCCAAGTATATGCCTCTAGTGTCAACGGCAGCACAGCACACTCCAAACGTGCATGTCAAGGTTCGAATCCTTGGAGGTATGCCAATTAGGATCATAGGTACGCCGGGCGTTAAGTGGCTTCGAATACCACCCCGTCTAGTAATAGGCGATTGTTCAACTCAATTATGATCCGCCAAGTTTAGGATGCCTGCTGCAAAACACAAAACTTTCACTTTTAATGAAAAAAAATGTGCATCCTGTTATTTTCATCCCCGTAGGTCAATGGATAGACTTGAAGCCTGCGAAGTTTCAGATCCAGGTTCGATTCCTGGCGGGGGTACCAAATTTATGTTGTGCTTAGTGTAGTGGTAGCAAACTTGACTGTGAATCAAGAGGCGAGGGTTCGATTCCCCAGTACAACCCAAACAATTTCGCCCCTGTAGTTCAATGGCCAGAACACATCTTTGGTAAAGATGAGACCGGTGTTCAATTCACCACTGGGGCACCATATTTCAGAGTAGACGTTGGAGTCGAGTCGCAAGTAACGGCGAGATGGTATCGCATGTTTGAACGTGAAAGATGCAAGACCTCCTCCAAACGAGACAAACTATTGAGTCCCCTCAACAAGGATAGGTAGCCCTCTGAAAAACTATTAGCCCGCGAAGTATTAGCTGGTGGTATGCGACATTCGTAACGTCGAGGATCGGGTTCGAGGCCTGGCGTGGGCACCAAATTTATAGCAGAGTAGAGGAGTCCAGTCGTCCTCGCCAGTCTCATAAGCTGGAGATCGGTGGTGCGAATCCATCTTCTGCAACCAATATGCCGTGTTAGTTTAACGAGTAAAATGACGGTCTCGTAAATCGTAGTAGAGGGTGCAAGTCCTTCACGCGGCTCCAATAATGCGACTTTAGCTGATGTGGTCATAGCGGGGGCCTGAAGAGTCTCGGAAGTAGGTTCGATTCCTACAGGTTGCACCAAATTTACCGAGCTATAGTTCAGCGGTAGAACGCCTTCTTCATACGGAGGATGTCGGGTGTTCAATTCACCCTAGCTCGACCAGTTATGCGTGGTTAGCTCAGTTTGGTAGAGCAGTTCGTTGCCAACGAACAGGTCGCAGGTTCGAACCCTGTACCCCGCACCAAGTTATGTCTCTATCGGCTAAAGGTAGGCCGGCAGTCCTTCAAACTGCAAATCGTGAGTTCAATTCTCCGTAGGGACGCCAAAATATATGGGGTGCAAACATTAAGGTGATGTAACTGGCTCTTACCCAGTAAAACACGGATCGTTACCGTGGCGCCCCACCAATTTATATCAGTATCGTCTAAGAGTAGGACGGTTGCCCCTCAAGCAGCAAATCGGATTGCAATTATCCGTACTGATTCCAATTATGTGCGTGTGACCCGAAAGGCTAGGGAACAGATTGCAACCCTGTTATATGTAGGTTCGACTCCTATCATGCACTCCAGTTATGCCCGGTTAGTTCAGTGGAAGAACGTCTGCCCGATTAGCGGAATGTCCAAGGTTCGAATCCTTGACCAGGTACCAGTTTTAGGATAGTTACAGCAAACAATAAGCTAACTTTGGATGTCTAGCGACAAAAGCTATCCTGTTATTTTTAGGATGCCTACTGCAATTAACTTTCACTGTAAATGAAACCAATGTGCATCCTGTTATTTTTAGGTTCGGTTCAGCAAACAATAAATCACGGTAATTGCCGTATCATGTGAGTTTGGATTTCTCACGCAAATCAAAAAGTACAAAACGAACCTGTTATATTTCTCCGATAGTTGTTACGGTAGCATAAATACATTATGTTCTACTATCTATACGAAATTAAAAACCACACCAACGATAAAATATATCGAGGAGTCCATAAGACAGAAAATATAGACGACGGGTATATGGGGTCGGGTGCTGCTATTTGTAAAGCAATTCGATTGGAAGGAATAGATAATTTCTCTAAAATAATATTAGAGACTTTTGAGAATTCCGATGATATGTATGCTAGAGAACGAGAAGTAGTAAATAATGAATTCCTATCAAGACCTGATGTTTACAATATTCAGCCAGGTGGTGGCGGTGGATGGAACCTCGACAGTGAGCAACAAGCGAAAGCGAAAAATAGAAAAATAGAAATATACGGTGAAGATTATTTCTCGCGTATAGCGTCAATTCCAAAGTCAGCCTCGCATAAGGCAAATATAGCAGAAGCTATTAATAAGCTAAACGCAACTTATGCAGTCCATCCGAATCTTGGAAAAAAGAGACAGATAGTCCAGTGTCCGCATTGCGCGAAAACAGGTGCTATTAATGGAATGCAACAATGGCATTTCGACAAATGTAAACACAGGGTATGATGAAATGGTATCATACGACCTTCGGAGCGTTGAAGTCCAAGTTCGATTCTTGGTACCCTGACCAAATTTATTCCGTGAAATCCAAGCAAGGTGCAAGGACTTGACTGTTAATCAATGACTAGGTGAGTTCGATCCTCACACACGGAGCCATTATTGAAACATATTCATCATTGGTTGTGGGCCTTAGGCGGATAGTATCCGGGACTACACAACGAAGCAGCAGTAACTAGCGCGATGAAAAGCATACTTTATTTGCGAGAGTGTGTTTCAATAATGGGGGCAGCAGAGGGCTGCGGATCTGCCTTGCAAGTAGATTGTCTAGAGGGGTTCGATACCCCCGGCCTCCACCAAAGAAAATCTCCAAAGGGCCAATGATGACAAACTTAGGGTCCACCAAACAACGGGGTGTGACTGTCACATATGGGAGACAGCAGTGTGTAACTCACGCTGGTCGGCAGTTCAACTCTGCTACACTCCACCAAACAATTCATGGGCTGCTAGTATAATGGGATTACACTGGCCTTGCAAGTCATTCATCGGGGTTCGATTCCCCGGCGGTCCACCAAACAATTCGGAGACGGAAAGCTGATGGCTTCAGCAGCGAGTCTGTAAAACTCGCCCTTCGGGGAGTGGATCGAAACCACACGGCTCCACCAAACAATGCGTGATAAGTGTCATTGGTTACACGACTGGCTTCCACCCAGTAATAGAGATTTCGATTATCTCATCCCGCACCAAATTACGGCGAGTTCATATAATGGTAATATCGCGGATTGTCTATCCGTAGCCAGGAGTTCGATTCTCCTACTCGTCGCCAAAATTATGCCCTATTAGACAAATTGGTAAAGTCAGCAGTCTCAAAAGCTGTTATTCTCTCAGTTCGAATCTGAGATAGGGTACCAAAATATGCCTCGGTAGTTTAATGGTAGAACACCGCTCCTACAAAGCGGATACGGGAGTTCAATTCTCCAACGAGGTACCAAAATGTGTTCTTAAGGCTGTTCGACGCCAATCGTCAGCAGTCTGGAATCTGACATATTATTCTAGTGTTGGCGCACGAAAAATGATATGAGGTGTTAACTCATTGGAAGAGTACCGGGTTGTACCGGGAGCAGCGGGTTCGATTCCCGTACACTGTATCAGAGGACAGCCTTAAGAATATGGTCCCTTAGTTTAATGGTAGAACGCCAGACTTATACCCTGGATAAGCTCTAGATTGGGGCACAGTGAAGGTTCGATTCCTTCAGGGACTACCAAATTTTCTCGGTATAGTTCAATGGATAGATCGGAAGTTTCCTAAACTTTAGATCGAGGTTCGACTCCTCGTGCCGGGACCAGGTTAAGGATACGAACAGCAAAAATCAAAAATTCAACTTGTAATTGAAAAATAAGTATCCTGTTATTTTCGCCCTTGTAGACAAATTGGTAAAGTCGCCATCCTCAGAAGGTGGAACCTGAGAGTTCGAATCTCTCCTTGGGCACCAAAATTGGAGATGTGATGTAATGGTAGCATAGAAAAGCAAAAAAATTATCCTGACAAGGATAAGTTCTGCAATCACCTAGCTCAACTCTGTAAAAGTTCTTGACCGCGGTTCGATTCCCGGCGTCTCCACCAATATAGTACAAATTAAGTAGATGTCTACTATGTACTCAAATAGTAAATAGTGTTACACTGTAATTTTACTGGAACACTATGAAAAACTTACTTACTGCCCTATCAATCGCCATGTTCAGCATGGCATCCTTCGCTGACGGATCATTTGATCAGATCACCACCGATAATCTTGGTGTGTACAACCCGCTAGGCGGAGCTTGGATTTCCAAAGGTAATTCCCAAGGAACATTCAACAACCAGTACACCTTTCATACTGAGCAGGATATGAATTTGGAAACAAACATCCGCTCATCTTGGGGAACGATCAACAACTTTGAAAGTTCAGTTGATGGTCATTCGCTTGTTGGCAATCATGGTATCCTCTTTCTGTCAGCCGGTGATCACACATACGATGTGCGTGGTTACTCAGGTCTGTATGGTTCGGGATATGATGCTGACATTCGCGTGACACCAGTACCGGAACCAGAAACATGGGCAATGATTCTAGCAGGTCTAGGATTGATTGGCTTCATGGTTCGTCGCAAAAGCAAATAAAATTCGCCCCCATAGTTCAATGGTAGAACACCGTCACGACATGGCGGCTACGAAGGCTCGATTCCTTCTGAGGGTACCAAACAAATGATAAATAGTTATATTGCGGGTAGTGCAGCCAACACTCCGGTCTCATAAGCCAGGAGCATCCCAGGTGCGAATCCTGGACCCGCATCCAATTTCTCCGTGTCGCGTAGTCTGGTCTAACGCACCTGCTTTGGGAGCAGGAAACCGAGGTTCGAATCCTCGCATGGAGACCAACAATTTAATGGGTGAATGGTGTAATTGGCAGCACCGCGGTCTCCAAAACCGTCAGTCTAGGTTCGAGTCCTAGTTCGCCCGCCAAACATACGGGATTAGAGTAATTGGTAACTCTACAGCCTCTGAAGCTGTCGTTCGGGGTTCGAATCCCTGGTCCTGTGCCAATGCCCCGGTAGACAAATCTGGTAAAGTCAACGGTCTAAGAAGCCGTAGTTTGTGGGTTCGACTCCCATCTGGGGTACCAAAAATTTAGGGTGAGTGGTCTATGGTACTAAAATAGTGAATTATTGCGATAAGGCATAAGCCAATGATTCTTGACCACATTAATGGTATAAATAATGATAATAGATTAGAAAATCTTAGATTTGTGTGTAGTAATTGTGATTCTCAATTGCCAACATATAAAGCCAAGAACAAACGGAAGATAGAGTCCATGGTGGACAAGCAGCCTTGAAAACTGTTCCATTGGTTAGTAGCCGGTGATGGTTCGATTCCATTATCTTCCTCCAATATTGGGCGTGAGTTCGAATCTCACCGCACCCGCCATTGCGTCTTTAGTGAAATGGATATCATTTCGGTCTTCGAAACCGAAGGTGCAGGTTCGATTCCTGCAAGACGCGCCAAGCACACTAAATACCGTATGAATCTTTATACGATATTTGATACGCACCAAGGTAAGGAAATGCTCAAGTGGCATCACTACTTTCCGGTGTACGAGAAACATTTTGCATCCTGGGTCAACAAGCCAACTACTTTTCTGGAGATCGGCGTATTTCACGGTGGTTCCCTGCAGATGTGGCGAAGATACTTCGGGCCTCTGGCAACGATCATCGGGATTGATATCAACCCGGAATGTAAAGCACACGAAGAAAACGGAGTCCATGTTCGCATCGGCGATCAGAGTGACCCGGTCTTCCTACAACAAATTATTGATGAGTTCGGCATACCCGATGTTGTCATTGACGACGGCAGTCATGTGTCTGATCATCAACGCGCAACATTTGAGTTTCTGTACCCGCTGATGCCCAAGATGGGATGCTACGTGGTAGAAGATGTTCATACTGCCTTCTTGCCCGAAGATTACGGGTTCAACGGCGGAGTAAACAATCCGAACTCTTTTGCAAATTACTCAAAGAAATTAATTGACGATCTAAATGCAGATCATACAGTCGGGGCCATTGTTCCTACTGACTTTACTAAATACACATGGTGTATGAGTTTTTATGACAGCATGATTGTCTTTGACCGAGGTACTATCCCACGTAAGGGAATGGTATATAGTGGAACTAAACCTAAGGAGTAAATTATGTCAGTTCTGGCCCTTGATATCTCTGGAATCCCGCGTCGGTGGATTTCAGCAGATGACGCAATCTTTTACCACGCAACGGATTCCGTAGCCTGGTCACTAGGTGAAGTCATGGTCAAGTATCGTGGCGGAACTCAGCATGACGGCTCCACAAGTTACCTTGAATCAAAGAGCATTATCGCCATCAAGGGACACGGATTCAATCCTATGAAGCACGGCACTGTTGCCCTGACTAACCGGACGTTGTTCGGTCGGGACCGGTACATCTGTGCATACTGCGGCGAACATCTGCCGAACTATCATCATCTGTCTAGGGACCACATTGTCCCTAAATTTTTGGGCGGTGAAAACACGTGGATGAACTGCGTCACAGCATGTAAGGAATGTAACAGCAAGAAGGGTCACAAGACTCTGAAGGAAGCTCACATGGCTTTGCTGTATGTACCGTACGCTCCGAATCATTTCGAATCTCTGCTGTTGCAAAACAGGACGATTCTTGCTGATCAAATGGATTACCTGATGTCTGGAGTGCCAAAGCACTCTCGACTTAGGTTGAACTAAAAGCCCGGGTGTCCTGAAAAGTCCAGGCCTCGGCAGTAATTACTCCCTCAAAGCATAGACAGCGATGTACCGGTTTTGTAATCCGGATAGTGGCGGGCAGGTCGTCATGGGGGAACCAAGCTATAAATAATAAACGAACTAGGATAAATACTAAATAACAGTATAAGGAGTTCGTTTATGACAATGAGCAAATCGGAAGCAGGAAAGTTGGGCGCTTTGAAAAGTGCCGCAATCGTAGAGCAAAACAAACAAGACAGGATAGCCAAATACTTAGAGGATCCAAAGAAATGTAAGTGTTGTTCCTCCCCACTCTCATATGATAAAAGGCGCAATTCCTTTTGCGGTCACAGTTGTGGAGCGACATATAGTAATGCTCGTAAAGATTGGTCAAACATAATCACCGGACCGACGCCTAAGACATTTGAGCAACATATTGCCAGGGCACAACGAGCAAAATTGATCCGAACAGCAGCAGTATGTTTGAGTTGTGGTGCTGCCCTTTTTAGGGGCGGACATGGCGGGAAATTTTGTAACCGGGTTTGCCAAACAGAATTTATTCGGAAATCCAAGATTACTGAATGGAAAGAAGGAGGAAAAATCTCTGCCCGAGTGATAAAGCGATACATCCAAGAAAAATACGGCAAGGTCTGTTCAGTATGCGGACTCACTGATTGGAACAACAAACCAATCACTTTAGAACTTGAACATAAGGATGGCAACTCCGAGAACAACTTGGAAGAAAATTTGTGTCTCATTTGCCCCAATTGTCATAGTCAAACTGATACCTATAAAGCGAAGAACAAAGGCAACGGAAGACATAGTAGAAGGGCGCGATACGCCGAGGGAAAGAGTTACTGATAAATAGATGATGAACTATTTTGGCCATCATCTCATGCTCGATTGCGCGGGCTGTAACAAAAACATCGCAATCAGAGGACAGATTATACAATTTGTCAAAGACCTCGTTGTCAGAATAGACATGGAGGCACATGGCGAGCCAATCGTGGAGTATCTTCTTGAAGGCGATCCGAAGCAAGGCTACAGTCTGATGCAGTTGATCACCACAAGCAACATCTGTGGTCATTTCATGGAACTCGATGGCACAGCATATTTCGATGTGTTCAGTTGCCGCGAATTTGATCCGGAAATAGCTAAACAGTGCGTTCGTGATTATTTTTCTCCTGGAAGTATCAGACAACACTTCCTTCATCGTCAAGCCGACATCGATTTTAGATTTTCGGGTCTTGACATCAACCCACCATAATTTCTGGCGCTCGTATAACGGATTAATACCGCGGTCTTCTAAGCCGTGAATAGAGGTTCGATTCCTCTGCGCCGGACCAAATTTGACATTAAATGGACTTTCTGCTATAATAGTGGCTTAGATTGATTGACAAGCCGATTTTACAAGTGGTAGGATCGCAAGTGAGTTAGGAGACTCAGACTTGACAATTAATCAACTTTCTGCTATAATACAGCATACGTTGATAAAGCATCGTCTTTAAAAACAAGGTTCATTAACAATCTGTCAAATTGATTTCCTCGGATCCGAGAGCCGCAAGGCAAAGGCATGCTGTGAAGCATCCCTAGGACGAGGAGTCATATTAAAACACATTGATGCCTATTAGGTCGTCGGGTTGATCACCGAAGATACGGCGTGTGATGTGTGTTTTAATATGACTTTGGGAGTAATTACCCTGAAATCAGAGTCGGAAGTAATTACCCGACGACCTCGCGAAGTGTTAAGGTAACACGCAAGAGATGGAGTGTTCGAATCCTCCCAGGGGCCCGTAACGGCCTTTGTAGTTCAATCGGTAAGAACGCAACGAATTTCGGGTTTCGAAGTCCCGACGCTAGGGGTCATATTCAAATGCTCAGCCGGCAGTACATCATGAGTCACGGCTCTTTGGCGAAAGCGCAAAGCGTAAACAAGTCGAGCATTTGAATATGATTATATTCAAGGGTGTTGTTCATATAAGTGGATAATATGGGATTCCCGGACCCCGGCCTAAATATGAGTTTCGATTACTCATACAGCACCCTTGAATATGATTTTCACTGGAAGATGCGTCCAACCTTAACACTGTCGCAATACGGTGTGACGTAACAAATAAAGAGGAGCAGTGCTTGAATATGATCATAAGCAAGTGTAGCGGACGGGCATGAGGTGGCAATGATAAGCGACCGATTGTTCGGTGGCCCTGGCAGGCTGCGAAAAGTTTGGTGCCAGCTAGATGAGTTATCCCTTGCACTTACTTATGATAGAAAGTCAGTTTTAAATATGGGTACTCAGAATATCCGTTGTCTAGGGTGCAACACCTTTCACGGTAAGACCGGACTAACAAAGAACAGACTTGTCATATCTAAACGCTGGTGTAAATGGGCACACGACTTCCTGGACGCAGGATGAAAAAGTTGGTGAACACGCGCCCCCAAAGGGAGATGCGAGTGCGTTTAGATATGATTTTGGAGATGTGGCAGAGCGGTTGATTGCACCAGACTGTAAATCTGGCCCCTAAAAAGCACGGTGGTTCAAATCCATCCATCTCCACCAAGAAAAGTCACATTGTCTGCCGTTCTGAGCGCCATGAAATCAGAGCGTGATCAAGACAGTGTGCATCATTTAGATACTCCTGATTTGCGAGGATCAGGCTCACACAGCAATAGCTAGATCACCGCGTAATCGGTAGGGGCTATAGTCTCATTTTACAAGTAGTCTCTGTCTGGGCAAACTACAGGCAGCGCAGCGTTTAGTAAACGGTCAGTGCGATATCTGACTCCGTAGTCGTAAGCGGAATTTATATCAAAGCATACTCCTGGGAATCCAAGAGACTGTGTGCAAAATAAACATCGTGTTCCTAGGAACTGCGGTGGTGAGCGCGGCAGGTGCGCGTGAGAACATCGGTGTGCTTT